CATGAGTTCCAAATAAACATGAGACTACAACAAATGCAATTACAGGTTACTCAGAGTAAAGAAAACCAAAAGGAAGACAGAAAAGATGAGAGAACTAAAATCCAAGCTTCTCAACAAAGCAAGTTGATAGATCAAAGAAAGAATGATTTACCACCAACTAAATTTGAATCATCAGGACACGATATAATTAATGGTCAATTTGGATTAGGTACATTTGACCCAAAATAAAATTAAATGCAATATAATTTAAATGAACCCTACTTTCATAAAGGAGGGGCGATAGGAATGAATGCTATCGACAGGTGGGAAAGTAAAGAATATTTAAAATCTAGGTTTCAAAACGTAGAGGTGGATATAGAGCGCTATGAATCCGATAGAGACATGGAGATATCTAAATGTGAAAAGGTAACTGTAAAATTCAATGATTACCTAGACAACTGTCACCCAGGTGAGTATTTACCAGACTGTCACTTAAGCGAGCTGGATATTCACCAAGATATATATAGTGATCTAAGAAACCCCGCTGTAGGACCGGGAGAAGCTAGGGAACATCTTTTGTTTATAGGTAGGAATACTAAATCGGGAGCGCACATACATATAGAGGATGACTTTGTATTACATCAAATTGTTGGTAAAAAAATAGTTTATCTTATGGACTTTGAAGAGTTAACCATGAACGGTGTTTGGAGTCAGTATGCTAACTTTAGTAAAGAAAACTTATTCCAAATATCTGGAGATAAACTAGATAAAATATATAAAGTAGAGATGGAACCAGGAGATGTATTATACATACCACCTTGGACATGGCACGCTGTGGAAAACATAGGATACACAGTGGCTGTAACAAAAGTATATGAG